ATGTACAGGCTGTGGTAGGACAATGGAGGAAGTTAGAGCCTCTTATAATAAGCATAAAGAACCTACTAAAGAATTAAAATGATAGACACATCCAGCTTTAGCTATAGCGTTGTTAAATACACTTCAGTGTGCTAAAATTAGACCTAGCAGGTATATCTAATTAACATAATAGGGAGAGCATTGTGGCACGAGATTACAAGAGAGAAAATGAGGTAACTAAGAGTAAGCCTAAGAATATTGCTAAACGTGTAAAAAGAAATGATTTACGTAAGAAAGCAATACGAGCTGGGCTTGTAAGAGTTGGGGATGGTAAAGAACTTGATCATATCCAGCCAATAAGTAAAGGTGGTTCTAATAAGAAATCTAATATAAGAATTACCACCAAGAGCCAGAACAGTTCCTTTGATCGTAACCCTGATAAGTCAGTAAAGAAAAACAGACTTAATAAAAAGAAGAAAAAAACTAAGAAGACCATAAAGAAGAATGCTTAATTTATATCCTTATAAAATTTATGAACATCAGCTACCTAAAGAGTTGTGTAAAGGTATTATTGGGATAGCTAAAGCAGAATTTAAGAAAGCAGATGTTTTTAAAGAGGGTGTCACAGTTGAAGACCCTTCTTATAGGAACAATAAAATTAAATGGTTTAATAATCCAGAAATTATTGAGATACTTAGCATGTATGCTAAGACGGCCAACGTAGAAGCTAACTGGTTCTTTGATGTAGACAGCTATGAAGTACCACAAGTATCTTCCTACGGTAAGGGAGAGTTCTATAATTGGCATATAGATATGGGTGTGGAGAAAGACGAAGATACCTCCTTTAGAAAGATTACTGTAGCTGTTAATTTAAATGACGATTATGACGGTGGTGAATTTCAAATAGAAAAGTGGTGTGCTCCTAATGTTCGTCATAGACATCAGACACTCCTTAAAGCAAAGGGCATAGGGTCTGTTCTAGTATTCCCTTCCTTCCTACACCACAGGATAAAAGCTGTAACACAAGGTAACAGGTATTCTCTAGTATGTTGGTTTAGAGGATCAAGATTTAGATAAACTAAAAATAGTTGTTGACTTCTTTTAAAACACTCCTTATAATAAAAGCTATGTCTATTAACAAACTTCCTACAATATACATTGGTTATGATCCTCGTGAGCATGCCTACGTAAAAGTTCTAGATAAATCTATCAGAATAAACACAACACGTACTTATAACATTGTGCCTATTATACAGAAAGAAGTTAGGCGAGCAGGGTTATATTGGCGTAGTCCAGAAATAGACCTAGCTGGTAATCGTGTAGATGTTTTTGATGGTAAACCTTTCTCCACAGAATTTAGCTTCACTAGGTTCTTAGTTCCTTTTCTAAATCAGATGTCTGGACTAGCTCTCTTTATGGATGCTGATATGTTTGTACGTTCTGACATCACAGAAATATTTGATGTCTATGGAACAGACAAAGATAAAGCTATTAGCTGTGCACAGCACACCCATGCTCCTACAGAGACAACTAAGATGGATGGTCAAGTTCAGACTATTTACCGTAGAAAAAATTGGTCTTCTCTTGTCCTGTGGAACTGTGATCACCCTTGGGTTAAAGAACTTACTATAGCTGACGTAAATACAAAGCCGGGTAGTTGGTTACACGCTTTTGAATGGATGGACATCTATCCTATAGGTAATATTCCCCTAGAGTGGAACTGGCTAGACGGAGATTCTGACGAAGACATTACCCCTAAGAATGTACACTTCACTACTGGCGGTCCTGTCTACCCTGATTGGAAACCAAAAAGAGATATAGATGCTAAGTATGCTAAAGAGTGGACAGACTTTTATCGATTTATGCTAAGTAAATAAAGTAAAAGATAGGAGATTAGCTATGTATATTGATCCAGATATAAAAAAATATCTAAGATATGATGCTGAGACAGGGAAGATATTTTGGAAGCTTAACAAAGGCGGTAATGCTAAAACTGGTAACGAGGCTGGCTGTATGGATAAGTACGGTTATTCTATAATAGAAGTAAATAGAAAAAGTTATAAAGCTCACCGTATTGCTTGGTTGCTTACTTATGGGTCTTGGCCTGAAGACCAAATTGACCATATAAATGGTAGTAAGAAGGATAATCGTTTAGAGAATCTTCGTGTTGTTAGTTATAGAGAGAACGCACGTAATCAGAAAATACCTAAGAATAACACCAGCGGTACTGTTGGCGTTAGCTTTCACAAGAGAGATCAGAAATACATAGCTAGTATTCAGATCAATGGTAAATCTAAACACCTCGGTGTATTTAAAAATAAAGAAGAAGCTATTGCAGCAAGAGCAGCAGCAAATATAAAATATAATTACCATGAAAATCATGGAAGAAAGGAAATTAATATTTATGGTTATTAATTTTGTCACTTCATTTAGTGATGATGGCTTTGGTCGTTACGCAGAAAAGATGCTTCTGTCTGTCAAAGAACACTGGCATCCTGATTTAAAGCTAACAGCTTATTATCATGATTGTGACAAAGAGCTTGTGTCTTCCTTTCCTCAAGCAGGTAACATTGAGTATCGTAATCTCAATGAAGTAGAAGACATGCTTGCATATCGCGAACGTATGAAGGCGTATGATGGTACAGCTAATGGTCAAACATCGTATAACTGGCGGATGGATGCTATCAAATGGTGTCACAAGGTCTACGCGCTGACTGACTATGGTCTAGAACTAGCTGACAACGACGCACAGGCTGGTTGGCTGTGTTGGATTGATGCAGATACAGTAACAACCAAGCCGCTCACTGTAGAGAAGGTAACAGCCTTTCTACCAGAGAAAGCAGAGCTAGTACATCTTGGTCGTAAAGATGTAGATTATAGTGAAACATCCTTTATTGGTTTTAATCTTAATTACGAAGCACCTGTTTATATGATTGCTGATCTTCGTGGTTGCTACGATATTGGAGAGGTTGTTTCTTATCGTGAATGGCATGATGGGTTTATCTTTGAACGCCTACTAAAGATTTATACAGCACATGGTATGCGTGTTCAAAATCTAACTCCTAATGTAGCAGGACTTGAAGCTTTCAAGAACTCTCCCCTATCTCAGTATATGACACACTACAAGGGTGCCTTGAAGAACAAGCTATCAGATATTGACGTAGCACCAGATGTAAAGTTACCACGCTATCGTCAGCTTGCTGATCTTATTCGCACGTATGGTAGCGAGACTTTTGTAGAGGTTGGTACATGGAATGGTGGTCGGGCTGTCGAGATGGCCCTAGCGTCCTTTGAGAGCAAGGATAAAGTACACTACATTGGCTTTGATCTCTTTGAAGAAGCTACAGAAGAGCTAGATAAGTATGAGCTAAACAGTAAACCTCATAACACAATTGTAGCTGTTAATAACAGACTTCAGGAATTTGCTGACAAGATGAAGGAGAAGGGTAAAGAATTTACCTTTGAACTTCATAAAGGAGACAGTAAAGAAACACTATATAAGGCTAAAGAACGTATTGCTAATGCGAACTTTGCCTTTATAGATGGTGGACATTCAGAAGAAACGGTACTTAGTGACTACGCTAATCTAAAGCACTGTGATGTCATTGTCTTTGATGACTACTTCAGTAAGGACCAAGAGGGTAATATTCTAGCAGATGAGTATCTAGGAACTAACAGGCTTGTAGATGGTTTTGAAAATACGCTAACTGAAGGTCGTTGTATTGTTCTTCCTTCACAGGATAAGGTAAAGGGTGGTGGTGTTACTCATCTTGCTCTTCTACTAGCCAAGGACGATCTACCAAAGCCACCAGCTAGTCTACTTAAAGTCCCTATCATTATTAAACCTAAAGACTCTATGCCTAAAGAGTATATTATGGATAGTATCAATGATAATGTGGCGTTAATTAAGAAGTGGGGTTTTGTTCAGACATGTAAGCCTAATGCAGAACATGCCATCATTGTCTCTGCTGGTCCTTCTACCAACTATAAGGAACTAAAACAGGTTATTGAGCAGACTAAGGGTACTGTCTTCTGTGTTAAACACAGTTATCCTAAACTGTTACAGAATGGCATTGATCCTTATGCTTGTGTCATTCTTGACCCTCGTTCTATAGAGGGTACGTCTACTCATGGTGTAGTACGTAAAGATTTATTTAGTCTTATAGATAATAAAACGAAGTTTTTTATTGCCTCTATGACAGATATTAGTGTTACTAAATATCTTATGGATAAGACAGATGAAATCTATGGGTGGCATGCTTATTCTGAGGCAGTTGCAGCAGCAGCTAATGGTAAAAGTTTTGCTGTAGATAAGAAACTTAATATTGCTAAAGACACTACCTTTGTAACTGGTGGGACATGTTCAGCTATGCGCTCAATTGGTATGGCACACATCCTAGGGTTCCGTCACTTCCATCTTTTTGGTTTTGATTGTAGTATTCCTAAAGTCACAGCTAAAATGAAAAAGGAAAAAACTGAGGATGGTAAGCCCAAATATCTACATGTCGAAACAAATGGTAAGGAGTTCTGGACGACAGGAGAACTACTAGCTATGGGACAGGATTGTGAGAAACTATTTAACAATCAGGATATTGAAATGAATATAACTATTTATGGTAAAAATACTCTTGTATCAGAAGTATTTAAAGATACTTATCATGCAGATAAAAAATATTATAAGGAGTTAATTGAACAATGTCGGTAGATTTTTCTATACATGAACTTTCACAAGAAATTGTATACCTTAATGACAGTGTGTCTAGACTTGCTATCTCTGTAGGGCAGATAGATCATTGTATCCATGATGGTACAATTCCTTTAGTTGAGGTAATAGAAAGATTAACAATTGGAATGAATAATAACACTGCTTTTTTACGTGATGCGATAGATAATTTAGCAGAAGACATAAAGGATGCAAAACTATGTTAGGAATTGCCGAATCAGTTATAGGTGTTACAGGGAAAATCCTTGATAAATTTATTGAGGATAAAGACCTAAAGACTAAACTAGAGGCTGAACTTAATCAGCAGCTAGTCTCTCTTGATCTTGCTCAAGCACAGGCCAACATTGAACAAGCTAAACATCCCTCTATCTTTGTCAGCGGAGCTAGGCCAGCTATCATGTGGGTGTGCTGCTTTTCTCTTCTATGGCAGTTTATCCTTGCTCCTATTACAAGCTGGGGATTAGCTGTCTGGTATCCTATTGTTATTCTTCCTGTACTTGATACACAGTCTCTTATGACAATCCTGATGGCTCTCCTTGGTCTAGGCGGTATGCGAACGGCAGAGAAGTGGAAGGGTGTCGCTAGAAATAATATGCAAAATTAATGGTTCTTAAAGATAAGCAAGAAAAGTTTGCTCAGGCATACGTACTATATCGTAATGCTACTGAATCTGCTAAAGTTGCGGGGTATGCTCCTAGATCGGCATACAACCAAGGAAGCAGACTTCTTAAACTAGCAGAAGTAAGAGAAAGGATTGAAGACCTTGAGAAAGAGATGGAGACATCTATTGATTATGTTTCTGAGATTGAGAAGCAGTATACTTATGCTACCAACAACAATCATACTAACTCTGCGCTTAAAGCACTTGAACTTCTTAGTAGACTCCGTACTCCTACGGATGAAGATGCACCGACAACTATTGAGGAATTGGAAGAAGATATCATTAAGAGTCTTGAGCTATTAGGGGAAGACAGAACCGTCAATATTTTCACAAAGTGTTCTTGGTTCAATGAGCAAGAAGAAGAAATGAAAGACTTATTGGAAGAAGTTGAGGAGCTAGAAGAAACCCTAGACGATAGGAAAAGTGATGCCTAATGATTCGATGCTCAAGCAGATCACTTAATTAAAGACAGAAAGTTTATGGATTGATGAAACATCTCAAGGAGCAGAACACCACCTATATTTGCCACCTTGCTCACGCATGGTCTATGGGTATTGTTCTTTTCATTCACGGGGTAATCCCCTGCATTTTAACTGATTGGGTATCGAAGCGTATCTGTACTTTTAGTCAGCCTTACGTTCACTAGCAACAGGTGGATGTCTACCATTGTGCATAGAGTAGAGTCTGTCACAATTTTTTTGTAATTCTTGTACATTAGCTAATACCTCTGCTAGCTGCATATGATCACGCCTAAGATTTTCTGGACTAGCCATCTTAGCTAATATATTTGTTCTGTGTTCTTGTGTTTCAGTTACTGTAACAAGTTTATCATACCTAGTATCCATTTTTCTTATGCGTTGTTCCATATCTTCAATTTTTTATACCAACTGTTTTATCTGCATTTTAGCTACAGCACTAGCACCAGCGATACTAAATAATATACCTGCTAGTGTTAGTACTAATCGTATATCAATAGCTCCCTCCATTGATATAGCCTCCTTTTTACTTATAGCTCCATACAGTAGGTCTAGGTGAGGTATCTGAATTTACCATATTATCTATATGAATAAATCTTTTGTTATGTGGACCACGCTGGGCTACGCCAATCCCTGTAAAGCCGTGTAGCATAGCCTTCCTAATTAAATCATAAGCTAGATTACCTGATACAGCTACATCTACGGCTTGTCCAAAGATGTGTGCTGAATTAGGTGAGCCACCTATAACCGTATTATAGGACACATCCCTGTATCCAGAGGTGATCCTCATAGGTCTGTCATAGTCTTCACGAAGACGATGTAGTTGCTTCATAAACTCTTCGTCCATAAGGCATTCATCTGTACCCTTACATTTTAGTTCTTCTCTAGTAAAGTACTTCCAAGAGTCTTTATTATCTGACATTACTTAGCCATTCTTTCCAGTAAGTTATCTAACTTAGTTTCTAAACGATCAAATCGAGCCATGATCTGTCGCAAGTCTCTTTCTACGTCATTTTTTAGTGCATACTCCCTAGCAATGTCTTCACGAGTACGGCTGACAAGCACACGAGTTTCTTCTATACGTGTATTTACTCCACGTATCCACCATACTGTAGCACCAGCAACTACACTGAGCAGTAAGTTCCATAACATTGTAGCCTCTGGCATTATTCTTATTGTCCTTCTTCTATATTAAGCTCAGGAGCTTTTTCTCTTAAGTCTCGTCTATTGTATATATATTCTATTTCTTTTATCTTGTTTCTAAACTCAATAACTTCTTTTCTCATTTCATTAAAATTAGGAGAACCCTTTAAGTATTTTAAAATGTCTTTCCAATTTTCTTTACTTCTTCCTAGTTTAGGAGCTACAAATATGCCATTCATGTTTCCTAAAAGTTCGTCATTACTAGGAGCTACACCAGAAAGACCCTGCTTTTTAAATAATCTATTTAAGTCTCCCCTGTCCATGCCTAGCTTATTTAAGTCTTTTAAAAGTTTATACTGTTCTTTTTGTTTTTCATATTGATCTTCTAACAAACTGTTATAGTCTTTAAGAAGAGATACTTCATTATATGTAGACAGAGGATCACCAAGAGTTTTCTTTAAATCTCCTACATAAGCAGACCAGTCACCTTTAGTATTTCTGTTTAATTGACTTAGTGTAAAACCAACAGACAGAAGAGGATCAAATTCTTCCTTACGCATTCCGAAAAAAGAAACTGGATTAAGCCCTTGTTTATTTAAAGCATCAATAGCACCATCTGCTCTTCTCTCTTCACCCTGACCAAATTTAGGAGGGCTAAAAGTTTTTTCTACAGCATAAGGAGCTACACCTAAGTCTATAGCACCTTCTCTAACTGCTTTTACAAATCCCGGCTCAATACTCTTTAAGGCCTTTCCTAACTTTCCTTCATTATTAGGATCATTAAACCAAGTAACTAAATCTTTTCCAAAATTAGCTGCAAGAGTCATACTAATATAAGGAG